CTTTATCCCTAGTTTTTTGAGCAGTGTTTTCGTCTTTGTCACCCAGTATATCCCTAAATTCTTGTGCATCGGTGATGCCTTTACATCTTACTCTGTACAGATGTGGCCACCATGTTTTAGAGAATCCTTCTGCAGAACGTGCCACATCTTCAACCACATAGTATCTTTTCAATGCTTCTGTATCATTTTCATCCAGTGAATGTTCATCTTTTAGGTGTGGTAGTTCAATTACATCACCAGACATAATTTTTCTACCCAATGCCTCTACAATATCTTTGATATGAAAAGTCATGAACAACTGATCATTCTGTAAGAACATGCCAAACTGAGACAGATCAAAATCTATATCTTGCACATTATAAATCACACGACTGTGATACACATCTGGTTCGTACTTGCGATCTCTGTTTTCAAGGAACAATAGATCTTGTATAGCAAGTTCGTTTAGTGAATCGCCTGAACGTTGAGGCTGTGATGCATCATCAGTGCCTCCTTGATCAACAGGACCAAGATACTTGTGGATATATGCATCTGTGCCACCTATTTGAAACATTTCAGCAATATTGCGATCTTGGAAGGCGAAATCATTACCTTTTTCAGGTTTATATAAAGACAGTCTCGGCATTGTACATATTTACCGTTCAATAAATACACACATGCCAGACACAGGATTATCCGCGACTACAGACGCACAAGTTAATGCGGCAAAACAAGAAATCTTCGAATATGTGAAAACACGCTTGGGTGATGGTATGATCGAGGTCGAATTAGACCCGAAACATTTGCAAATGGCATTTACATCTGCTGTGGACAAATTTAGACAGCGTTCTTCAAATTCAGTTGAAGAATCATACGGTTTTCTAGAACTGCAAGAGAATCAAACCGTTTACGTGATGCCAGCAGAAGTGATAAATGTCACCAAAATATACAGGAGAACTGTGGGCGGTGCTTCTTCATCAGAGGGCGGCACAACATTTGATCCATTTGAATTGGCATATACTAACATGTATCTGTTACAAACTGGTCGTATTGGCGGACTTGCAACTTATGACATGTTTGCAGGTTACCAAGAATTAGTTGCAAGAATGTTTGGAGGCTTTATTAATTTCAAATACGATATGCCAACTAGACGTCTTAACATATTTAGAAGACAGCGTTCTCGAGAAACTGTGTTGATAGAACAATACAACTATCGTCCAGACTTTATATTATTAAGTGACATATATGCAAAACCATGGGTAAGAGAATACACTTTAGCAGTAGCAAAAGTCACACTAGGTGAAGCCAGATCCAAATTCCAACAGATTGCAGGGCCACAAGGAGGCGGTGGTCTAAACGGTGATGCTCTTAAGACAGAAGGCATCAACGAAATGGCTAGTTTAGAGCAAGAAATAGGCAACTACGCTGAAGGTGGCACACCTCTTTCATTCAGAATTGGCTAAGAAAAACGTATACTTTACAGGTTGGAATGGAGCAGGATTCGAAGCCCTTGCGGCTGCAATTGACGGCATAGCAAATAATGAATGGCTTGATATTTGGAACAATGGTAGAGTACATATTCCTAGAAAAAGCAGTCCGTTGGCGCAACCTGACTACGATGGATCATATAGATATACAATTGATGATATGGGTCTGGTACCAGGTGGTTGTTCAGGAACATGGTGGCAAGAGTATCACCCAAAGGCAGAAGCCCCCCCAAACAAAGTAATACTGTTGGTCAACCCAGACATGGATACATTTGTTAAAAAATTGATTATAAAAATGCCTCAAGCATGTTACACTGGACATAAATTAACAGATAAAAAAATTGTCAAATGTGTTGAAAAAAAATGGAGAATTGACCCAACCGTACCAATTGGAATATCTGATAATCCATCAGTGCCAAATGATATAGATGCATGTATGAGTGATTTAAAAACTATCTATTACTATATACGAGAAAGAATGGCAGATACAATCCATGCATGGTATGATGGAATGCATGATAGACTAAAGCGTGAAAACATTCCTTATATCCAAATTAACAGCAACATGGTTAACAGTGAAGAAATTGTTGATGCTATAAAGCAATGTCAGGAGTATATGGGATGGAGTCATCCAATCACTAAAGAAGCCATGGCGTGGATTAACGAATATGCCACAAAAAATTACGAAACTTTAAAACTCACAACTGATTGGGATTATCAAAAAACAAAATAGACTAGAAGTAATCTTGTCTACTAACTTTCTTTTAGTGTCTAAACTTACACAGTGGAAGTTAATTAAGCAGGTGTGTAGTATTCATAATATTTTTTAATCCGTGCAACATCTTCTGCTGTCTGCATTGCTATAAGTTCGTTTGCAAAAATTAATATTACGTTTAATTCTAGTGCTTTTTCTAATATAAATTTTCTTCTTTCCAACGAATCAGGAAGACTGTAGATACTGTTCATCACTATACCTGTAGGTTTCTGCTCGATGTAGTGTTCTAATATAGGCATCCAATCGAGGCCCTCGTTTTCAAATTGGTAGCCGACTGTACGTATTCCTATTTCAGCACAATATTCATCTATGATACTTCTCTGAAAACGTTGTGGAATCTTGACATCAAATTTGGTGTTGTTTCCAACATACCCCACATACCTACCATCCTTTGGTACATTCTGAACTTCCCCATAGTCACCGGGCAACTTAAAAAATCCTCCTGGCAATCGATTGCCATGCGGTTCTCCCTTAGGAAGTAAATGCCAATCTATTGCTAATCTACATTTTCCAGTGGTGTTGTTAACATTTCCGTGTATGTGTTCTTGATGGAATAAGTGGGCTTGACCAGGATTCAACTTGACCGGGTAAGCATACTCAAGACATCTTTCTTCAAACTGTTCTAATGAATATTTTTTATCTATTGTCTCTTGAGTGATTGTCTTGCTCTCGTTATGATCTATCACATACATTGAATTAGAATCATGAGCAGGAGTAATCGGCATCCATATCGTCCGCATTCCAGTTCCGTTACTATACCATTTTCCTTGATGGAATGGAAGCCTACGCTTTAAAGCAACCTGATTTGGTACAACCAAGTTCAATGTGGGTTGCCTTTTTATCAAGTAGTCCGTGGTACCAAGTAGTTTAAAACTGTACTCTTCTGCAAAGTCTTCAAATCTTTTTTGATAGACAACATCTTTGAAAGAGTTCTGGACAAATTCTTGTATTTCCCAAGCCTCTTCTGGAGTGATCAATTCGTGTATCGTTGTCATGTCTTTTACACGAGGGTTGATCTGTTGAATTGTTTCTAGAATCCATTCATGCCATGGATATTTCTTAAGATCATAATCTAAGGTTTTGTTTTGCCAATTTTCTAGCATGTATCATCAATTATAATAAATTAATCAGATGAAGTCAACCGGTAGACTTTTGATCTAAAATATTTTATAATAAGTCATGCTGATAGGATTATGCGGTTTGATAGGGTCAGGTAAAGGCACTGTTGCTGATATACTGGTTGAAAAACACAACTTCCAAAAAATTAGTTTTGCAGACAAACTGAAAGATGGTGTGGCTTCTGTATTTGATTGGCCGCGAGACTTGCTGGAAGGCAACACTGCAGAAGGTCGCAATTGGAGAGAACAACCAGATACATTTTGGACTGGTGAACTAAAACAAGAGATTACACCAAGATATGTTTTACAAGTGTTTGGCACAGAATGTATGCGACACGGATTTTTTGATGGCATCTGGGTGAGCCTGGTTAAACAAAAAATTATAGACAATCCCACACAGCATTGGGTGATTCCAGATGTGCGTTTTCCTAACGAAGTCAAAATGATTAAAACACTTAAAGGACAGGTGATGCTTGTTAAAAGAGGACAAGATCCTCGATGGTTTACCGATTACAAGGACAAGAATATTGAACCTACTGACACTCATGCATCTGAATGGGCATGGGCAAACACTGCGTTTGATCGCACAATTGTTAACAATGCAACTCTAAAAGATCTACACCAGCAGGTTGAAATATCTATGAAATTGACTCTGATGCCAGCGATGTTGTTTTAGCGATCAGCAGTTAGGCCGCCTTGGCGCCAACCTTGTTTTTTGGCATGCATCAATCGATTACAATTAGCACACACAGTTTTTAAGTTTGTGGGTGAATTGTTATTCATGTTTGCATCTACATAATATACATCTAACTGATGTGGATGCTGTGCAGTGAAGCCACACATTTCACAAGACTTGCCCTTGTTGTAACCTGCACGTTGCCACGCTGGTGTTGTGATGTGTGATGTGTTTGTTTTTCTTATACAAGAATCACATTTCTTTCTGTAGTAAATTTTATCGCCACGTCTATAATTGTATGCCGCAGGCTTGCTGTTGCATTCTTGACACAATGGTCTGTTTTTATTTGTTCCATTAAGCACGTACATATTTATACACACCTTTTCAGCACTCTTTAAAATGATTGTAATAATCAGTCCATTGTGGTAAATATTTGACAACAAGGAGTAAACGAAAAATGGCTTTAATATCACCAGGAGTAGAGGTTACCGTAGTAGACGAAAGTTTCTATGTGCCAGGTATCCCAGGAGCAGTACCACTAGTAGTAGTTGCAACTGCCCAAAACAAAACATCAGGCACAGGCACAGGCACAGCGGCCGGAACGCTGAGCACAAATGCGAATCAAATATTTTTAGTTTCATCACAAAGAGAACTAACTCAAACCTTTGGTAATCCAACATTCTATACAGATGCATCTGGAACGCCAATCCAAGGTTATGAATTAAATGAATACGGTCTCCAGGCCGCTTACTCCTTCCTGGGCATCGCAAACAGAGCCTTTGTGATCAGAGCCAACATTGATACATCACAACTAACTGGATCAGCAGATGCACCTGGTGGCAGACCTGATGACGGTTTTTATTGGTTAGATCTTGCAAGTTCATCATTCGGAATCAAAGAATGGAACGAAAATTCACAATCATTCACAGTAGTAACTCCAAAGTTTGTTACTGACACAGACTTTGTCACAGGCACTGCACCAATTACTGGTTTCGGTTCCATCGGTGACTATGCTGTGGTAGCAACAAATCCATTCAATAGATTATATTACAAAACTAGATCCAATACATGGGTACAAGTAGGATCAGCCGGCAGTGCAACTAAAGATGCTTCTTGGGCATCAGCACACCCTATCGTTACTGGCACAGTATCTAATCCGGCACTGACAGCATCAGAAACAGTTGCTATTAACGGATCCGCTGTGGTACTATCAGGCACTACTGTGGTATCATTCGCCGCAGATATTATTGCCGCAGGTATAGAAGGCGTTAGTGCGGCATCAGTTGATGGTAGACTAGAAATATACGCAATACCTGTTGCATCAGATGATGACTCATCTACTCTAGGCCTTGCATCAGTAACACTTGAAGATACAAGTGGTACACCATTTGCAGATTGCGGAATTGCTGATGGCGAGTCTAACAGATATCATGCACCAAAAGTATTCTTAGGCACACACACAGAAGATCATGGGTTCAGAACATCAGATGATGCCCCTAAGCCAACTGGTTCTGTGTTTATACAGACAACTGAGCCAAACGGTGGAGCATCAATTTCATTAAAGAAATATTCAGAGACAGCAGGATTATTTGAAACACAACCAACTCCTGTGTTTAAAACACAAGAACAAGCACTTCAACAGTTAGACAGAGCAGGTGGTGGTATTAATCTTACAGTCAATGACACATTTGTTCAAGTCAACACTGGTGAATCTGAGTGGGACGATTCAACTCGTGACTCAGGTGAAGTGATCGACTTCGTAACATTCAAAAGGAACGCAGGCATTGGAGCGGCAACACAGATTGTTTCAAACAAGATTACAACTAAATCTGCGGCAGGTTTTTCAACTGGTGACACAATTAGAATGGCAGAGACTGTCAGAAACTCCACTGTTACAACTGCTACATCATCATCACTTTTAAATCAAAAGACTGTTACATTAGCAGGTGAAGACGCTGACGACTTTGTTGCGGCAATATCAGCCGCTGGTTTTGATCATGTGTCAGCATCATATGATGCCACAACAAAAAGAATCACTGTGTCACACGCATTAGGTGGTCAGATTTACTTCTCAGATGTTAGTGGTGGCGCAATGGCTGACTTAGGTTATAACGCAACTTATGCAAACACATATGGTGACAACACAAGTGTCACAGCAGAAAAAATTGCTAATCTTTATGTTGCACCAGCAGGTGACAAAGATGACTATTCAACTACTTTCTTAGATGATGGTTCATCCACAGCAGACGAGGCTTCAAGAACGTTTAGTTTTGTAGCATCAAACTGGATCGCAGTACAAAATAATCCAGTGAATCCAGCAACAACTTACACAGCAATTCAATCATCATCAGAGCCAACAAAAGACCCAGCAGACGGACAATATTGGTATGCTACAGGCGTTGATGAAGTTGATATCTTAATTCATAACGGTAGTAGTTTTACAGGTTACCAAAACGTAACTTCAGATGCTAGAGGATTTAATCTTTCAAACACTGATCCAAATGGTCCACAAATCAGTGCAACAGAGCCAACTACACAATCAGATGGTACAGCATTAGTTGATGGCGATCTTTGGATTGACTCTTCAGATTTAGAAAACTATCCAAAAATATACAGATATGATTCATCACAAAACGATGGACAACAGTTTGTGTTAATAGATAGCACTGATCAAACATCACAAGATGGCGTACTGTTTGCAGACTTTAGATTCCACTCAAGTGGTTCACTAGACGTTGTAAGCAAAGAAACACTGATCACAGACTTATTAACATCATCATACACAGATATCGATGCACCAGAAGGTGCTTTATATCCAAAAGGTATGCTTGGCTTTAACCTAAGACGTTCAGGTTACAATGTAAAAGAGTTTAGAAAACAGTATTTCTCAAGAATAAACTTTTCAAGCACAGTAACTTATCCAACACTTCCAACAGAAAAAGATGCTTGGGTAACTGTGTCAGGACTTAAAACAGATGGTTCACCATACATGGGCAGAAAAGCACAAAGAAATCTTATTGTGGAGCAACTAAAATCAACAGTTGAATCAACACAAGAACTTAGAGAAGAGCAACGTGAGTTTAACTTACTTGCGGCTCCAGGCTATCCAGAACTAATCAGCAACTTGGAAACACTAAACTCAGACAGAAAAGAAACTGCTTTTGTACTTGGTGACACTCCATTCAGATTAGAGCCAAACTCTACTGCAATTACAAACTATGCAAATAACACAGCAGGGGCAGCCGACAACGGCGAAGATGGTTTAGTATCATCGAACTCATTTACTGGTGTGTATTATCCATCAGGATTTACAACATCACTTACAGGTGAGTCAGTTGCTGTTCCGCCTTCACACATGATGATGAGAACTATTGCGTTTAACGATCAAGTGGCATTTCCATGGTTTGCTCCAGCAGGTGTAAGACGTGGTGCTATTGATAATGCTTCTTCCGTAGGATTCATCAACAACGAAGGTGAGTTTGAAACAACTGCGGTATCAGAGGGATTAAGAGATGCATGTTACAGTGTTAATATCAATCCTATTTCTTTTGTAACAGGAGCAGGTTTAGTTGCATTTGGACAAAAGACCAGACAACTATCACTGTCAGCAACAGATAGAATTAATGTTGCAAGACTGGTAGCATTTGTTAGATTAAACTTAGACAAAATTGCAAGACCGTTTATCTTTGAACCAAATGATGCACTAACAAGAAATGAAATCAAACAAGCAATTGAATCATTCATGTTAGAACTATCTGCACAAAGAGCGTTGAATGACTTTGCAGTTGTGTGTGACGAATCAAACAACACTGCGGCAAGAATAGACAGAAATGAACTGTATGTAGACATTGCAATTGAACCAATCAAATCAGTTGAGTTTATCTTTATACCAGTTAGATTAAAGAACACAGGAGAAATTGCATCAGGCCTTTAAAGGTTTGAGTTGAGCAAAAAATAATTGAATAGTAAATATTCATACTAGGAGAATAAAAAAATGGCAGTATCAACACTATCAAAATTTACAGTACCACTAGCGAGTGATCAATCATCAGGCTCACAAGGC